CATTTCAGATAATGTTTCTAAATCTGCTTCATTTTTTATAGTTACTCCACCCATATTAACATTTACTTGAGGAGAAAAAGTAGTTGATAATGGAGATACAGGAGCTTTATAACCTAATTTTTCACTGACTTTTTCTAAATCTGATTTTTGCCTTTCTGGTGGTTTTATTACATATTTATAGCCATTAGCAATGCTTTTACTGTCTATTATCTGTGTTGTTTTTTCATCTAAGTTTTTATCTTTCTTAGGTTTTCTATATTTATATCTTTCATCATAAATATTAGCTAATTCTTCTGAATCATAGGATACTGGTTTAAAAATCAAATCTTTTTTTGCATGAGGATTTCCTGCTTCTGCTCTTTTATCAATAGTTTTTCCGTACTCATCCCAATATTCTTTTTTTCTTTTCTCATTCTCAAAAAATAACTTTTTTCTTTTTTCTTCTTCTTCAACAGTTTGTGGATTCATTTCCATAATCTTATTATCAATAGCTATTATTTCACTTTCAAGCTTATTTTGATTTGTTGATTTTCCTGTTGTTAAATAAGAACCAATATTTCCTCCGACTTCTGCGGTTTTTCCTACTACTTTAAGCCCCCATATAACAGGTTCTAATAATGTTGCTAAATCAGAAACCAAATCTATTGTTGTATTTAGGTAACTTATCACAGTGTCAAAAAAAGCTTGAACATTTTCTTTGGAAAATGTATCACTTTCTGTTAATTCAATAATTTTTCCAGTTAAATTTTCAATGAGACTTGTTATAGCTGGTGCAGCTGCTTCTCCTATATGTAGTTTCAAATTATCCCAAGCACTAGCCAATGCTTTTATTTTATTTTCAGGTGTATCTTTTTGTAGATTATAAAAATCTTCTGATGCTCCTTTGGAATTATATATAGAGTTAGCAAGAGTATCAAAACCTTCTTTAGATGTTCCTAAGAGTGAAGTTATAATTCTCATCTGTTCAGAACCGAAAATAGTAGTTAAAATATAGTTTCTTTGTTCATCAGTCATTCTAGCAAGTATCGGTCTCATTTCTTCTACAATTTTTCTTAAACCTTTAAATTTACCTTGACTATCATACAACTTTAAATTCATAACTTTTAAAGCTTTATCTATGTCAGGAGTAGATTTTGCAAGCCTTGTATAGACAGCTGCTAAGTTTCTTCCTGCTTGTCCTGACTTTATTCCATTATTAGCAAGAGTTCCTAATAATATATTTACCTCTTCCATACTCTCAAAACTTTTTGAAGTTGATGCCACATACTTATATGCTTCACCTAGTCTAGCTATATCTGTATTAGCATTATTAGCTGTCGCCACCATAACATCCATAAGTCTATCAGCATCTTCCAAAGCTAAACCAAAAGCTGAAATATTATCTGTTAATATATCTGACGTACTTGCCAAATCCTGTCCTGATGCAATAGACATTTTTAAAAGTTTCGGTGTTAATTCTAATACCTCATTAGTTTTCATTCCAGCCATAGCTTGATAGTATTGAGCCTCTGCAACTTCTTGTGCCGTAAAAGGCATTGTTTTACCAAGTTCTAGTACTTGAGCTTTTAATTTTTCAGTATCCTCAATTGAAGCTCTCATTATTCCTCTATTTCTTGTAATAGCTGCATCTAATTTAGCATAACCTGTATAAACATCTTTTATAAAATCAAATCCTGCCATAATTCCTTTAAAAGCCCCAAACCCAATTGTTAGTTTATTTAGAGTTCCAAGACTATTTCTTATACAATCAGCAGTTTCCTTTACTGCCCCTTTCACATGTGTTGTATTTTTGGTGAAAGCTCCTAATTCTTTACTAGCTGATTTTATTTTTGAAGTAAACTTATCTTTAAGCTCAAGGGTTGCACTTAATACATGTTCCAAATTTTCTCACCTCCAAATAAAAAAGAGCAGTTTAAAACTGCTCTTAGTGTTTGATTAAATATATTTTCTAAATTCTTCTATTGCACTTTCAAAATATCTAAAATTAGGAATTTCTTTATTACAATACTTTGCTTTTTCGTGAACCCAATATCCATTTTGTTCTGTTTTTAAGTTGTATTTATTAGAAATGATACCTATCTTTTGAACAGATACTCCTAATATCTCTGCTATTTGAGTGGCAGTTATAGTTTTAGCTTCCACTTCTGGTGGTGGAATTAACTCTCTACCTGTTAAAACTTTTGTTGCTTCTGATACCAATATTTCCTTATATCTTTCACTTTTTGAGAATGGTATTAAAGATTTCAACATTTTAGCCATTCTTACATTTGCATTTTTTTCCATTATTTCAAGTCTTTTATCTTTATCTACACTTGATTTAAGTTCTTTAAGTTTAAAATATCCTTTAACTAATTGTCTTTGTATTTCCCAACTCAAATCATCTGTAAATGTTTTTACTAACATCAGATATCCACTTTCAGTAAATAACGGTATTTCTTTAACATTATTAGGAATAAAATCCTGAATCAGTTTAAATGATTCAGAAAATTCTATTGGAGTTAAAGGAAAATAATCTTCTCCTAAAATAAATTTGCTTCTATTATTTTTAAAAATTTGATTAATTTCACTTACAGTTTTATTATGAACTTTTGCTATATCCCAAGCAGTTATAACTCTTTCTTTTTTATATTCTTTTATTCCAAGTTCTACATTATTTATTTTTACTAATTTATTTTCCATTTTTATTCACTTTACCTCTTTTCTTTTGACATTTTATACCTTGACCAAATCCAAACATAAATGCTTTATGTATCATTTCAAAAATTCCTTTTGAATTATCTCTAATATCATTTAATTGGTCAAATGTCATATCATAATAAGTCGTTAAGTGTTTTCTACTTTCTTTGATTACCTTTTCCATATTTGCATACATAAAAAATACCTCCATTTTAATTTTTTAGTTGCCAAAATAGAGGTATGCAGTGTATAATATTTACATACCAATACTTTGGTGGAGAGATAGATTGTAAGTTTCTCAGGCTTGTGTAATCTATCTCTTTTATTTTTCTTTCAAATAGTTTATTCCATCTCTTACACCTTCTACAATAGTTTTATTTTTCCTATTGCAGTAATCTTCTAAAATCTTATTAGTTTCTTCATCAACTCTAACTGTCAATTTTATTGATTTTGGCTTTAAAGATTTAGGTCTCCCTATCTTTTTTTTGTCATCCATTTCTCACACTCCTTTCTGACGACAACAATATTATAAATTGTTGTCGGCAAAAAGTCAAGAGAAATTTTTAAAAAATAAAAGAGCCTTTTTACTGGCTCTTATATTTTAGTCGTCATCTTCCCAAGTTCCATTAATTATATCATTATAATCAATAGGTTGAGCTTTTTTAGGCTCTTTTTTCATCTTATCTAAATATTTATCCAAAATTATAGTTAAATTTTCTTCTAAGAAAATATCATTTACAATATTTGTAAATATTTCTTTATTACAATAGTGAAAAGGTAATTTTACTTCGAAACAATCATCAATCATATTCTCAGTAAAATATTGTTTTAGTTTCGATAATCTGTTATATATATGAGGTATGATTATTAACATTTTCTTAGAATCTGTTGAATTATTATTACCCTTTCCACTTAAATCGCAATATAAAACTTTTAAATAAAATCTCAGTTCTTCTTTTTTTCTTTTTTCCCTATGTAGCATTTCTGCCATATCTAACAATGTATTTCTGTATAATCCAAAATCTTTTTTAAAGAAATGACTTAATAGTCTTTTATTATAAATAGCCCAAAGAACATCATTTGTAGAAAATTTTTTATCCATTTTATCTCTTTCTTCTACAAACTCATCTAATGTTACATTTGTATTTTTTAGAAAATCTCCATATTGTTTTAATTCTTCCTTTTCTTTTAGATAATCTTGATACATTAATACAACAAAAATAGCTATTCCAGTGAAGATAATAAATGTTAAAAACATAACTCCAACCCCTCTTTTTAAATATAATTTATTCTAATATATTTTACTTATTTTAGCAAATTTTTTAAAGAAGTTAAAGGCTTGGAAATTATAATTTTACTTTTATTTCCATATTTTTTAATTCTTGCACTATTTCATCTTTTAAATTAGATAGATGAGATAGTACTTTTTTATATAATTTTCTTTGATATCTTTTATTTTTTCTGCTTTTTTGCTTTGATTTTCTATTCATTTTTCATAAATCCTCCTAAAAAGAAAAAGAGAGTTAAAAACTCTCTATAATTTTAATGCTATCTATTTTCTATTGCATCTCTAATAGTCCAAACTTCTATTTGATTCTTTACAAATCTAATTTTTACAAATTCCATATAATTTCCTAATTCAGCTATTTGAACTTCTTCCCCAGCTGGTAATTTACCTAATTCACCTGAAGTAATTAAAGTATTAGCGTAATCTGTATAAGCTGATTTATTCCCAGTTTTAGCCAAATATTGTAATTTCTCTATTTGTTCAACTTTCATTGTATATGGATAATTTCCTTTTGTATATATTTTTGCAAAACTAATAGTAGAAATAAAAATAAATATTATTAATAAAATTTTTTTCATAATACTCTCCCTTTATAAAGCGATATTTTTTTCAATTAGCATTTCCTACTATTATAGCAAGTCCAACAACACTAAATACAACTAAAGCAGTAATTCCCATAGATTTAAAATAACCTAATCTTTCAGTCCATCTATAATATTTTCCAGCATATACTATTATAAGAATAAATATAATTAAACCTAACATTTAGAATTCACCACCTTTTAGTCTTTTTTTTATTATACTTTTATAATACTATTAAGTCAACTCATTTCTTCAACTAAAATTCTATATAAAAAATATAGTTCACTTTTAGATAAAATTTGAAGTTCACGGAGAGGATAGCCCCTCAACACATACTTAGATATTGTGAAGGCTATCCAATCCGTTTTTATTAGTTTTTTATATCTTCATCCATAACTGAAATAAATTTACTTACATTTCCACTTTGAGATATATCTGACTGTTCTAAAATTGTTTTTGCCAATGAATAAATAGTTGAAAATGATAAAATTTTCTCTACTACTTCTGTTGGGTTCATGCTACATTTTAACTCATTAATTAACTTGTCATCTCTAAAAATAGAACACGAATTATAAATAATTTCAACATCTGTATCTTGATTGTTATTTAAAATCATCTCTAAGTATTCTTTACGACTTACTGTTTCACACTCAATCTCTCTATCTAATTCTTTCACTAAAACCTTAAATTTTTTCTTTTTTTCCCTTTCTTTTCCTCTTTTTATTAATTCTTCTACACTAACTAACATTTTACCCTCCTATTTTATATCATTTTCATATTTCAAATCCTCTGGTGTAAATCCAAATGGATATTCTTCCTCAACAATTTCGCCTTTTGTAATATTGATCAAGTCTATTGAATTGAACCAAACATTATCAAGTGAGATTCTTTCTTCTTGTTTTCCTGGTGTATCTGGATCAGCTAGATTAGTTACTATCCTAACTCTAACATCTCTACCCTTTAACAATTTCTGAAGTATCTTTTTTCCTCTTGAGTATACTTTTTCAAGAGTAACACTTCCTTCACCTTTTAGAGCCACTATCTTACTATCAACAGATAACCCTAATTGTACATCTTTTCTGTCAGCTGTTACTTTTGCATTTACTTTTGTAAATTCTGCTATTTTTTCATTGTCTATCCAAAGAGTCCCATGAGCACCTGCAATGGTATGATAACCTCTTATATTTGTATCTGCCATTTTTACCTCCTATCACATCTTTATTAAAATTGAAAGATTTGACATTGTATCTGCAAATCTAACATCACCAGTTAAAAACACATCATCACCACTAGGGTATTTTAAGATTTCCATTTCTGTCATTTCCTCTGGGTCTTTTCCATCTAAAACAATTAATCTCTTTTGTGCTTCTAAGTCTATTTCTATCTTATTGTCATAATCTCCACTTAATACATTTGGAGCCATTTCTTTAAAATAAACCTTAGTAACATTAGAGCAGAAATTCATTTTATTGTTATAGTCATTTATGTAAATTCCTAGCCAATAATTTTTAAATGTATCTCTTATATCATCTGTTATAAAGCACATTCCCTCAACTATTTTGATTTTTCTTGTATCTTTTTTCCAAGTGCTATCAAAAGTAGTTTTTGAGTTTACTCCATAATTAACCCTAACTTTTTCATCATCATTGTATAGAGAGAATTTACCAAGTTTTGGCTCATAGTAATCTACTTCTTTTAAATCACTCATTACAAAGTTATCTGCTGACCTATTCAAAGGCATTCCTGCTATAAGTCCAGCTATTGCTGCTGTGTATTCTTGAGCTGTAAAATCTCCATAAATAGATTTATATGTTCCTGTATTTCCTAACTCTACAATAGCCACATGATCTGTATTGTCAGCAAAGCTAGAAACATATTTTACTGTTTTTCCTATTGCTCCATCATTTCCAAATACTTGTTTAGTCCAAATTACAAGCTTTTGGTCATCTGTTTCTTCTGCTCCTGGATAAGCCAACCAATGCATTTTTCTTTCTTTAAATTCGCCTAGAACATCATCTAAATTTTCTCCTGTTTGCAATACTCTAATTAATATTTTCTTAGCCCCATAATGCATTGCTAATTTAATATACTTAACATTTTTAGCATCCCATTCATCATCTTTTAGATCAGCTATTGTTTTTAGAATATTCCACTTTATAGTTTTCTTAGTATCTTTTAATATTAAGCAAACTATGCCTCTTTCACTTCTTTGTATAGCAGTTGTTGCAAGAGTTCTAAACTCTATATTAATGTTTGGACTAGCTTTTATTTGTCCTACTTCATTTCCCATTAATTGCTACCTCCTTCTTTAAATCTCAATTTTAAATCTTGCATAAGTTCATAATCATAAGGTTTTCCATATAAATCGTATAGACTTAGTGTAAACACATAATGCCCAACTCTATCTACAATTTTTATATCTGTATTTCTTAGAGTTAGAAATCTATCTAGTACATGTAAAACCTTCTTGCCTTTTATTTCCAAAGCATCATCTAAGTTTTCTAAATTCTCTAATATCTCAGCATTAGTAAGCTTTCCATTAGTTTTTGGAAAATAGATAACATCAATATCTATTGTTTTTAGTTCTCTATGCTCAGAATTGAATTCTTTTTTATAGCTAACTAAGTCAATATAAAAACAAGGTTTTTTGACATTGTCTATATCCTCACTGTATGGGTTTATTTTTAATTTTTCAGAAATAATCTCATTTAATGCATTTCTTATATCTATCCATTTCATTTCTTTATCAATCCTCCATAAAAATTTTTTAAATCTTTATAGAATTTAATTTGTCTCATAGCTACTGCTGTTCTAAGCATAAACCTACCTCTGACAAATTTTGTTTTACTTCTTCCAACTCTATGCCCGTACTCAACATGATGAGCATAATTTGTCATGTTAAATACAATTTGAGAGAATGTATTTCCAGTTAATCTCTTTCCGTTTTCTCTTTGCCAAGCATTTTTTAAAGTTCCAGTGTCGACGGGTGTTAAATTCTTAACATCTTTTTTTAAATCTTCTGCTTGTAACATTAAAAATTTTTCAGTAGCTTGTGGAGCTTTTGTTTTTATGTCATCAAGAATTTTATCAAATTCCTTAAATCCTTTAAGCTCCATAATCTACCTCGTTTTCAGAAACTTCAGTTAGAACTATTTCCTTATGTTTTATGATGTTAAAAGCTAAAGGTTTAGATGCTTTAAAAATATAAAGTTCTCCATCTGCTTTTCTTGTAATTTTCAACAAATCATTTTGTTTTATATTTACATCCAAACCTACAAAAAGTTTATATTCTTGTCCACTGCTATTAACTGGTCCTGGTGTAACACTTCTCAACCATTTCTGAGATAATCTGCAAGGGATATCTTTTAATATTTCTCTTTGTTCTTCATATGCTCCACCGTACTCATCCACTATTACAACAGATCTAATAACAGTAACTCTATCAGCATGTAACTTATCTAAAATACTCATACAGTACCAACCTTTCTAAACATAAATAATTGGCTCTTTAAAGATAAAAACATTTCGTCAGTTGTGTTATTAGATGTATTGTATTCTATTGTAGTATCTCCCTCAGTAACTTTTGAAATATTGCCTTTTATTTCAGTTTCTTCAATAGTTTTTAATGTTAAATGCTCAGCAAATGGTTCTATGAGCTCAACTGGAAAATCATCTCTATTCATAAAGTTTAAAGCTTTTCTAACTAAAATAGTTACTTGAATTTTCAACCTAGCTTCGTTGCTAATATCTGTTAACTCTTTCACTTTTTCAATTATTTTGTTGTAAGTTTCATCCATCTTAACCTCCTAATATGATAAAAGCAGGAGTTTTATTCTCCTGCCTCAGTCACAAGGTTATTATTTCTTAAAAGTTCTATTTCATTTTCATCAGATGTTGAGTAAACTCCATCTTTGAATTGAATAGAAGTTCCCGCTATAATTAAGTTTTTATAGCTAGATTCAAAAGTTATTTCTTTTGTTTCTTCAACATTAAGTATTTCGTCTTGTTTTTTAGCCATTATTACCTCCTATGATATTTTTACATTTTTAACATGTACTTGGAATGGTAATTTAGTTATTTGATGTGCATATTCACCGTGTAAGAAATAATTATCAGCTAATTCTGTCTTAGCTCCAATTTCTTCTTTAATTGGGTATAATTGTTTTATTCTAGCTTCATTTAAGTTCATTAATATAAACTCATTTTCTGCTAATGAAGTTGCTGGAAATACAGATACAGTACCAGATGTAGTGACTATTTCTTCAATTTTAGTTCCTGTTATTTTTTCAGTTATATCTGTTCTAACAGTATCCTTATTCAATTTATTAATACTTCTTAAAATTGTATAAGGAACACATAGAGAATAGAAACCAGCTTTTAAATCTGCTGCTCCTGGGTTTCCTTTATCAACTATTGCCTTTACAACATTATCTAATAAATCTAATGAAAAAGGTTGATTATTAGCATCTATGACTATTCCATGTTCTTTAATTAATGCTTTTACTCCACCTGACATTCTTAAATTTCCACTTGTAAATTTAACTCCATTTAAGAATTTATTTTCCATAATTCCTAACAATTCATCTTTTTTCTTTTGAGATTCTAATTCTCTTACAGATAAGCCACCTTGTCCATGTGGATTTAAGTGTTTTGCTGTTTCTGTAACTTTATATTGTTCATAGATAATTCCAGTATTATTTGTAATATGAACTGGTAATCTAACAGTTGAAGCCTTTAATTCTCCTCCTTCTTCCATTTCTATTCCTAAACTTTGCACCAAAGTCCCTATCACTATATTTCCAGTTGTCGCAGTAGTCCCAGCATAACCTCTTGTAATATCTGCCTTATTATCAGTTTTAACATTAGTAATTTTTACTATTTCATCTCCAATAGATAGCAAAGCATCTTTTACTAATATGTCAGCATCTACTACTTGAATTTCAGTATCTGCTGTTGCCAAGACCTTTTTTAAAGTTGATGATACCTTTCTTTCATAATGGTCCACCCATTCAATAGTAGTAGAGTCAGTTTTGTCTACTCTCCCACCTCTTAAAATATGAGATATAATAGGAGAAACATTAGGATTTACTAATTGTAATTCTTCTAAAATATCATTTGAAATAAATTGATTTCCTGAATGTAATTTGTTGTCTATATTTGCCATTATTCATTACCTCCTGTATTTTGTTCTTCAAATTCTTGCTTAGCTCTTGTATATTTAGCTCTATCTTCAATAGAACTAGTTTCAAAAGCCTTTTTCTTTAATTCTTCTAATTGAGCTTTTTTATCAGCTCCACCATTACTTCCACCATTCATTGCTTCTGGTACTCCACTAGCACCAAGTCCTTTTACATATTCTCCCATTGTTTCCGCAAAACCTTTAACAGATGCTTCTATTTCTTCTTCATTGGCCCCAGAAATTCTATCTAAAAATTTATCTGGCATTTTATACTTTGCTAATGTAGTTCTTTTGATTTCATCTGTCTTAATCTTTGTAAGCTCAGCATTCTTTGCATCTAAATCTTTTTGAATCTTTTCAAGTTCTTTTTTATGCTTTTCTTCTGCAGTAAGATTAGCATTTTTGATTCTTTCTTCATAATCTTCAATCGATTCATTGTGCTTTCTTTCAAGTTCTTTTTTTTCTTTTTCAAAGTCTGCTTTCATTCTTGCAAATCTTTTGTCAATCATCTTATCCACTTCTTCTTGTGTATAAGTTTTTGTTTCTTCTGGTTCTGCAAATTGTTGAATATTAATTTTAAATTTTTTCATTTTATACTCCTGTTTAAAGTCCTGTGTGACTATTTTCCCAGATGTTTAATGTCCATCAGTACGACAAAGTAAAAAAATATATTTATTTTTTTACTTTAAGTTCTTTTAATAATTTATTCAGTTTAAGATGTTCTATATAGGATATTATTCCAATAATAATAAAAGATATTACTAATAATCCAAAACAAATTATTAAAGGTAATAAAATAATAATCCATTTATAGTTTATCCAACCAAATATTTTACCTAGTATTAATCCTGCTTGAATAATTGTCAGTAAATGCTTCACTGTACCTCCTTTCCTTGCAATAAAAAAGCACCTAGTTTTTAGCTAAGTGCGTTTGATTTAATTGTTTTATTTGTTAATCTTCAAATATTCCTTTTCCAGCGAGTTCTTCTTGCGCTATACACTCTTTATTATAAGTTTCTACTTCATCTATAACCCACAGAGGTGGATCTTTTTTTATTACTTCCACTCTATTATTTCCAGTAAATTTAGCAAAGCCCAGTAAAATTGATTTTAAAACTATTTCAGACATTTCCTTCACCTACTTTCTTATTTTTAATTATTTCTCCTATAATTTTTGATTTCTCTCTCGGACTATTGTTATTACAATACTCACTCCATCCTTCAGCAATCATTTCCCCAATAGTTTTAGTAGAATACACAGATAAATTCTTTCCATTATCATTTAAGTTCATTTCAAATAGCTCTATTATTTCTTTTTGTTTACTTATTTTAAAATAATGATCTATTTGATGCCCAAACTCATGATCAAAAACAGATTTTACTGTATCACAACCAACAGGATGATATTCACTTAAAACCTGTGATTTTAATGAATTTAAAGCTAGCTCATAATTTTTGAAATATTTTTTATTTAAAGTTATCCCCGAAAATTCATCATAAACCTTATATTTTAAAATTCCTTTTTCTAAATCTTCTTTATTAACAAAAAGAGATTTCGCTATATTTCTAGGGCTAATTTTTAAATTTATATTTTTAAAAGCATTTAGAATTTCATTTATTTCCTTCGGTTTTAGATTAAGTTTTTTAGATGTTCTTAGTTCTGTTTCTAAACTTTTTAACATCATTTTATTCCTAGCCTGAACTGTCCCTGTGAATTTTATATTTTCAATGATTTCTGGAAATTTCAACTTCATATCATATAAGCCTTTATTCCATTCATTAGCACATCTAATATCTATCCCCGTATAATCAGCTTTTTTAATACCAATAACTTTTTCAGCAAACTCATTAGCTTCTTGAATAGATTTACTGTCTGTATACTTACTTATACTACTATCTTTAATATCTGTCAATATTTCTTTGTTATTAACTTCTAAATTATTTTCAATGATACTAATATCTGTAATTTCTTCTCTACCTTGTTTAACTAAGCTTTCATAATCAATAATTGGGATAGTTGTACTTCTACATCTTGGGTGCATTGGTGGATAATTCAAACCAACAGCTATATTTTTTATTTCAAAAATATTACCATGTAATTCAGAACAGATTTGACTTGTTCTACTATCCAAAGTTGCACTGAACTCGTATTTTTCTATCCCTGCTTCCTTATATCCATCTAAGGTTGCTTGATTCAAAACATAATTAACTTCAGTTCTTAGAAGTCTTTCAACATCATTCTTTTTAGCTGTCTCAAATCTTTCAGAAACTCTTTTAGTCATAGTTTTCAGATTAATACCTTGTATCATTCCATTAACTATTTCTTGCTTTACTGTTTCAGCTAGTTTATCAGTATTGCTCCAAAGCCTCTGAGAAAAATTAGCACCACTCCAAGGCTTATCTAAAACTGTTTTTATCTTATCTCTACTAACAATAGGATTAATACCCAAGTCTTTAGTTACTTCTATAAATGTATCTCTATAAACAGAATTTAAAGCATTTTTTCCTGTTTCTTCAACTCCAAAAATCAATTTGGTAAATTCCATATCTATTTGAGCTTTAAGACTATCTAAATGACTAATTCTACTTTTAGCAGATAATGTTTCAATTTCTAAATATAATTTCTGTGCATCCAGTGGTGCTGTTTTTAAAAGATTCTTATATTCTTTCATATAGTCATGTAAATCTTTTTTCCAAACCTTATAATCATCACCTTTCAAAAGTTTCAAAGCTTCATTATAATTTAGAATATTATCATTCATGTAAGTTGTAGTTATTCTGCTAATTTCTTTAATTATATCCTGTTTAGCTTTTGAAAGTGCTATTTGATACTCTTTTTCAACATCTTGTATTGTAGTGAATGCCTTAGCCTCTCTTTTAATTTGTCTTTCTTCCCAATAATCTCTATTCTTTTGAGCCATTTACATCAACTCTAATCGGAGTATTCATATCCTTCATTGCATTAATATCTTCTTCAGCTTTTATTTTTTCTAACTCTCCTTTTGCATCTTCTATAAATGGCAATGTAGATAAAATAGTTTCATGCGATACTATTCCTTGTAATTTTTGAGCAGTATCTGCTGCTTCAACCAAATTCTTTGGAACATTTCTAGTAAAGACTTTTTGAATATCAGTAGATTTTATTTTTAAGTTATGAAAATCTATCATAAGTTGTAATCTTTGGTTAATTGCCTTTTTAAAATACATTTCCTTTTGTGCTGCTAATTGTTCCAAAGCTAATAACTTATATCCAAGTGCAACTCCTGAGCTATTTCCACTAAACTCTTTATCTTGCATGTCAGGTATCATAGAAAATTTATGAATATCTTGATTTAACCTATTTTTGTTATTTTGAGCATAGCTGTCATTAACTTGCTTAACAAGCCACTTAGCATCACCTTGCTCATTAATAAGCATAACCTTATTTTTATTCATTCTTTCTATTTCTTCATCAGTAGTTCCACCCATATTAACTAAAACTAAGTATGCATCTGTAAAATCTTTCATGTCGTCAATAGCAGTTGAGGTTGCTTCATTATATCCGTCTATCAAAGAAATTACATTTTTAAAATCTCCATTAGCTCTTTTATTGTTTAAAAACTCAATAATTGGAACTTGATTAAATCCATGTAGTTTAGTTTCTCCTGTTATAGTTGGAACTTCTTTTTTATCTGTGTCAGATAAAAATTCATAAGTAGTAACACTTGTACTATCATAAACTTCTAATGTATAGACCCATTTATCCTCTTTATTTTTAGTTTTATCCCATCTAACAGCTGCAATTATTCCTTTTTTTACTGTATTATCTCTTAAAATAAAACAATCACGAGGATCTACAACTACATTTACAATAGTATTATCCAAATTCTTATACCAGAGTTCATAAGATTTACCAAAAATACTACAATTTTGAGAATGTTCAAAATTTTCTTGTTGTTCTTCTTCTGTTGCTAAATATTCAGATAATTTTTCAAAATCTTTTTTTAATTTATCATCTTGTAAAGCATAAGCAATAGGTTTTCCTAAAAAGTAGGCTGTTGCAATAGTTGTAATATATTCAGGATAGTTATTAATTAACTTAGTATCTTTTTTCTTATTACTTCTATCTTTTTTATTTAAAATATTGTGTTTTCCACTATAATAATCTTCCATTTTTTGTAATTCTGGCAATTCATTTTTTATAAAAGCTTCAAGAGCTTCTTTTAAATCTTCTACAGTCACTAATCCTCCTTCCTATCTTATTCCTAAGCTATTTCTATCTATTGTTCTTACAGAGTTATTTCTCATATAATCTTCCAGTGCATATCTCATAGCATCCATCAAGTGATTAAAGTCATCAATAGGTTTGTTTACTGCTTTTCCAAACTTATCTTTATCCCAAGCATAGTTAGAAATCTCTGTTAAGAAATTCACACACCTTGGATGTATAAAAATTTTAAAGTCTTGAATAAATTGTATTCCTGCATTAATGCTATCTTTTCCTTTTTTAGATGCTTTTATTCTATAAAGTCCTAAACCTTTTAAATGGTCTATACTTTTTGGCTCAGCACTATCCGCAACTATAATTTCTTTTTTAAAACCTAACTTTTCTATATTGTTGTAAATAGCTGTATTCTGCATTCCTTTTTGGTATATTTCGTCAAAAACATAAATTTCTTTTTGCTCTTGGTCTAATATTCCACAAAAAAAAGCAGCAGGGTCATTAGTATATCCAAAATCTAACCCAAATACTGCTTTTGCTTTTTGTCTTTTATTTAAAATTTCTCTCCAATCGAATTCTAATTCCTGCCAATTTTCATAGACAAGTCCATCCACTATACCCCAGTTTCCAAGTCCAGCAACTTGATACCTACGTGGGTTATTTTTTTTCATATCTTCAAATAATTTCTTATCAGCATCATCTAACCACTCATTACATTGATAATTAGTTGTAAGTGCTAATATATTATCATCAACTTTATCAAAGAATCTAGATTTTAACCAGTGCCTTTCATTCCAAGGGTTGAAAGAAATAATAATTTGTTTAAATAATGGTTCTTCTACAACCCCTCTAATACTTTCATCTAACATATTAAAAGCTGTTTCATCTGTTAATTCATATGCTTCTTCTATCCAACACCAACACAAACTACCAACCGAAACTGAAATTGATGTAATTTTCAACGGATCATCAAAACCTCTAAATAAAATCTTTTGTCCCGTTGGTTTATAGGTTATTTCTAAAGGACTTTCTTTAAACTCCCAGTAATCTTGAACTTGAAATCTATTTATTGCCCATCGTAAATCTGAATAACAACTATCTTTCAAAGTTCTAAAAACTTTTCTTACAACAAGAGTATTAGCATTCTTATATTTCATCATGTTATAGATTATCCATAAAGCTGTTGTCTTGCTCTTTTTTGAAGCTCTTGACCCTTTAACTACCTTATACCTACCCTTGAAGTTCCAAAACGATTTATAACCCTTTCCGACGATTTGAGGTAAATTTATTTTTATAGACTTATTCATCTAAATCTCCTTCTCCAACTATAACAACTGGTAAGGTTCCCTCAATTTTAGTTTTATCTGTCCATAAAGCATATCTTTTCCCAAGTAATTCCGCAGCCTTTATTCTATCTTTAATACTAGGACTTGTATATACTACATTTCCAGTATTAGCAACAACTTCTTCTTGACCTTCTCCTTTCATTACTGAAGTAAGATAATTAAGTACTTCTTCAGCTGTTGCTATTCTATCGTTTTGCGTTTTTTTCATTAGCTCATCAATATAATTTTTTATCCCAACATTTCCCAACATTTTATATATTTGAGCATTAGCATAATTATAACTGTATCCAGCTTTTATGGCAGCTTCAGTAGCATTTCCACTAGCTACATAAAACTCACAAAAAGCCTTTTGTCTTGCATTTAATTTCAATGCTACTTCACCTCCAAGTTTTATAATAAAAAAGAGAACCTTTTAAGTTCTCTTAATAAATGTTACTATTCATCTTCATCATCATAATACTCTGTATTAACAAATTTTACATCTATTTTTTTTTGATAATCCATATAGTCAAATTGATCTGTATATACAAAATCATTAAAAATCTCTTTTATTTTTTCTTTATAATATTCTAAATTATGTCTAAACGGTTCTGAATACTCTAAATCAATAACAACTTGATTGTAATCTTCTCTATTAGCTAATTTTTCTTTTAAAGTTTTTAATACATAGTAATGATATAAGAAAGATTTTTCATTTTCATCTATTTCATTTTTCAATAAAACTTTTTGATAAAAAGCTCCATACAACCAATAGTTAAAATTTTTAGTTTCTTCAGGATCTTGTTTAAAATCCTTTATAAAATCATTTAAAAATTCTTTTATTTTAGGTCTTGTACTAAAATCTTCGTTAAAGCCACCTATTTTTGTTTCTTTTTTTGACAACTCATCTTTAAAAGACGGAGTTGGATTATATACTTTCTTTTCCATATTTTACCACCTTTTTATTTTTCTTTTATTATATCTCTTATAAAAAAAATAAAAAATATATAATGTAAATTGAAAAGATAAAAATATTATATGAAATTAAAAAAACTCCCGTAGAGGACGTATCCTATTCATTTAAGAATCACGAGAGTATTGATATCTGATATGGCAGTGCATATTTGGTTTTCACAAATAAAAGACCTTCGCAGTCTAGTCAGAGTATTAGTCCGATGCACCATATTTAATTTTGACTTTTTTACAAGAAGTCGTAACTTGTTTGTTTTAAACTTTCGTATATTAACATTATATAACATATTGCAAAAATAAAAAAGGACATTTTAGGGACATTTTTATAAAAAAATATTTTTTATCTTTTGCAGGAATTCACTTTCAAAAAGGTTATTTGCTATTGTATTTACCAATGAATTTCTATTTCTTTTGATAGTTCTTTCATCTACATCAAATTTTTCTGCTATATCCTCTATTTTTATTTTATCAAAATACATCATAGGAATTATATCTTTATATTTTTCCTTTTCTATGGAAGTTAATCCATAGTCTGTAAAATTAATCAATTCTTTTAAAAGTTCTATCTCTTTCAATCTTTCTTCTTTTATGATTTCTATTTTTTCTATTTCACTAAGATTATTGTTGTTTGTTGCTCTTATTTCTCCAATTGAATATTTTTTCTTAATCTCGATGTTATCTAAATTATTTTTTAAATACTCAATTCTATTTTGAAAGTGATTTCTGTTTTTTAGGAGTTCAATAGTTTTTTCATATGGTGTTAATATATTTTTACCAGGACCATCATTATCTTTTAAAACTCCTAATTGTTTTTTTACTTCAGTTTGTATTGCTTTTTTTATATCCTCTGTTATCATTTATCACCTATCTCCTTATTTGTACCAATTGAACTTTCTTTAAAATTTAATACTTTCTCAACATATCCTTTTGAATATCCATCAATTAATTTTATTTTTCTCTCAATTTCAGCAACATCATCTTCAAACTGTCTTTTTAATTCTATGAAGTTATTTACAGTTTTGTTTTGAACTTCTAAAGTAGGTATAATTATTAAGATATTTTCAAAATCTATTTTTTTTAATCTTTTGACTTTTTCTCCAGCTGATTTTTGATAAATATAATTTCTAATTGTATCTTTATAATTAATTAAAAATGCTATATACCTTAAATCAATAATATCTTTAAAACTATCTTTTAATATTAGTAATAACACATTTCCATTTATTGCAGCAGGAATATCATTTTGATATAAAATACATCTTCCAATATCCTCGTAACCAAAGTCTTCTAAGTTTACTAATATTTGTTCTTTTTCTACTTTTGTAGCTTTTTCATAACTTTCATTATCTATTCTATTTATTATCTCTTGAGCAAAGCAATCATACTTTCTTGAAATATCTCCATAAAATATTGCATTCTTTCCATCTGATGTTATATTTTTCTTAGTAAAAATATCTTTTTTGCTCATATACTTTATATCAAAAATATCAAATATCCTTACCTCTGCGTAGCCTCGAATAGAGATAATAATTTTAATTGTTTCTCTGATGCAGTCATTGAACTCACGTATTTTCTCTGACATCTTAATTTCCTTTCAAACTCTTTACATATTGATTTTAATTTTTTAATATTTCCTGATACATCTATATTTGCTCCACATTCTTGAACCAAGAACAAATCTAATTCTAGATTTTTTTTAACTCCACTTATCCACAATTCAGAAGCATGAGTATTTAAAGCATTTATATCAACTTCTTCTACTTCTTTTTCTTCTTGTAATTGTTGCCATGAATAATCACCTTCTAAAATCCATTCATCTTCTAAAATTTGTTTATCCAATTTGCAGTCATAGATTTCTCTATATACTTTTTCAGTTGTCTTATTTTTGTCGACAACTATAAACAATACAGATATACTTGTATCTGTGAAAGCATTATCAATTCTATTTAATTCAGCTAAGTTATTTCCTATAATTTTTCTAAATGTTTCTTCAGTTCTACGATACCCTACACCAGGAAACAAAATATAGAAGCCAAATCTTTTAGTGTATTTTAAAGATTTTAGAACAAATATATCATCAACACAGCCTGACCGCTTCCACTCAAACTCTTTTTGAATATTCTTTTGTTCCTCTTCTGAAAGGTCTTTAAATTTTAAAGAAAATGGTGGGTTCATTATTACACAATCAACTTCTAAACCTTCTTTTTCATACTCGAAGAAACTTTTTGTTTCTAGGTCACTATTCTTAAAGTTCTGTCTAGCTGAATTAATAGAGTTTTCTTGCACATCTACTCCGTATAACATTGCTGGATTAATAAATTGTTCTAACTGTCCACTTCCAACTGCACCATCAAATACAGTTATATTTTCTTTGCTAATGTATTTTTTAACTTTCCTAGCAACATACTTTCTTAATTCTATTCCTGTTATATATTCAGCTAAATTCTTACTTATTTCACGATTATTATGTTCTTTAAAACTCATTGTTCCTCTTTCAGTTCTTCAACTTCTACTATTACACCTTTAAACTCTTTTTGCTTTTCCATAGTTATAGATTTTACATATTTATCTGTGTCATCATTGATTAGTTTGCACTTCACTAAAGCATCCTCTATCATTTTAAATAGATAAGCATGATTAGATACATCTAGCCCACTATTAAAAGACATCTTTATTGATACTGGTCTTTCAAAAGTTTTTTTAATTCCTACAATACTCCTTACAAGGGTAGTTATATAATCTTTATCTTTAGAACGAATATTCCAATGAATTCCTGAATATATTTTATTTAATCCCCAATCTTTACTTGTAATTTTTAAGGGTATTTCAAATCTTTGTATCATCCTAGACCCTCCAAGCTAAGAAAACTATCACTAAAAACTCGATAAAAGCCAAAGAAGTTATTAAAATTAACTTAAAAAATAATTTATCAAATATTGTTTTTACAAATTCTATATTTTTTATTTTTCTTTTAGTACGTTCTTCCATTTCTTCCTTTAACTTTAAATATTCATTTTCAAGTTTAGCTATGTATCTTTTATAGTATTTATTTTGTTTTCTTAATAATTTTATTTCTCTTTTTTTATTTTTAGCCATAATAATTTTACCTCATTCTCTAATTCTTCAAGTTTTTGTTGAATTTGCTCTTGTTTCTTCATTTAATTCCATTCCTTCCCAATACGAGTCATATTTTTCTGCCATTTATTCCAGTAGCTTTCAAGAATATCATCTTTTGTATATCCAAGCTTTTGGCATATTTCTATTAACAAATCAGAAACTGTTAACAAATGATTTTTTATAACTGATTGAATCAAATATAAAACTGGAATATGTCCTTCAACTATATATTTTTTATTCCATTTATTGAAATCCAAATCAATTAGGTAAGCAATTTTTGTAAACTCATCTAAATTGGTATCACAGTAATTAACCATTTGAGCGAAGAAGAAAAATATATCTGTAAGTTCTTCTAACTCTTTAGCTTTATCATATTCTTTAGTTTTCCAAGTCTTGTGGCTAAACTTAGTTTCTTCATTAAACTCTACACACTCAGCAATAAAACTCATTGTTATATCTTCTAAGTTTCTAGTTCTACAATTATGTAAATTGTTATCTAAATATTGTTGTAGCATTAAGATTTCTCCAAATGTCCCAGGCTTTTTAAATTCCATTACTCTAATACCTCCCTTTTACTCTCCCATTTAAACTCTCTATACTTACATTCACTTTTTAATCTATCATAAATTTTATCTACTCCTTTAACTTTTAGATGCTCTTTTATTTCTCCAGCATCTAAATTGGTTGTAATTAGAATAGGCTTTCCTGTTCTGTATCTTTCATCAAAAAGTCTAAATAACTTTTCTTCTCCCCACATTTTGCCATTCTCTCTATTGATATATTCACTGCCTAAGTCATCAATAAACAGTAAATCTACATCTTTAACAGCTTGTATTAGTTTCTCCTCTTCATCTGTACTAAATCTAATTTTGTTAAAATATGCACCGAGCGAAAAACTCAATACTGAAAAGCCTTTTTCACACAACTTATTACATACACAGTTAGCTAAAAATGTCTTTCCTGTTCCTACTCCACCAGCAAATATATAACCTTTGTTGCTTGTTGAAAATGTTTCAGCATATTTATAAAGTTCTTTGTAAATTTCCTTTTCTTCAGCATTAGTTATTTTTTTAGAATTAGAGAAAATATCACTCTTAGAGTTTCTATCTGTGATGCTCAAGTCTTGAAATCTTTTTAATCTTGCTTGTACTCTATAACTTCTCATACAAGCACAATCACGAGTCATTGTATATCCTTCATGTATATAATCAATTATTTCTCCACACTTCTCGCATCTTTTTAAGACTATATCTCCATTTTCTAAGACTTCTTTTTCTTCTGCTTTCATTTTTATTAAGCTAGGATTTTCAAGCATTTTTATTATTTCTTTTATAGCAGTTACTGACATCTTACTCACCCCACTTTATTTTTTTAGTTTCCTGAGTAGATGCAGGAATACCTATATTTTTATTAATTATTTTCTGATTTAGATACTTTTCAAATTTAGAGCCAAACAAAGTTTCAGGACATAAATACTTCTCCATATCAGTATTTAGCCATTCACTGCATTTTTTATCTATAACAGTTTTAAAATCTTCTAGTGTATAGCCTTCTCTTATTCTTGCTTGGATATGTTTAGTAGTATTCTTAGAATTATATTTATATTTAGTTCCAGCTTTTAAATTTAAGTATTCAACAGCTTCACTATATATATCTATATTATTTACTAGATTATTATCTATATTATGTTCTATATTATTAGGTACAATTTTTGTACTACCCCCAGTTAAATTTTCGTACCCCCCTGGTTCAATTTCTGTACTACCTATGTTAAATTTTTTGTTAGGTGGTACAATTTCTGTACTGGTAGTATTTTTTGTAATAGCTCTATATTTACAAAACTTTACTCCATTTACAATTTCATCTTGTTTTATTAATAAACCTCTTTTTACAAAATCTTTTAATATAGATATAATTGTTGTTCTGCTCGCTCCAGTCCATTCTGTTAAATATTTAATGCTTCCAGTAAACCATTGATTTTTTAATTGAGAAAAACCATATATACAAGAATAAACTAACAATTCATTCCCTTTTAAATTTAATTCATTAATCATAAAACCTTGTATAACGATATAGCTTTCATTTTTTAACATCTTCTCGTTGCTCATAATTTCTAAAAAACCTCCTATATTTTTGGAGAACCTTGGCTGTTCTCTCTTTATTAATTCAATTAGTAGAGCTTGGACATAAGAACCTGCCAAGGTGATGAACAAGCCCTACCAATTCAAGTAATAAAAAAGTTAAATTGCTTTTTACCTTCTAAAGTTTTATAATTATTTATATAAAAGTTTGAGGAGGTAAAAAATGAATTTAGATTGCATAAGAGACATTCTACTAGAAGTAGAAGAAAAACTATTTATCTCAGTAGAAAGAAAAGTTAAATGGGGTGGAGAAGGATATTATCCATATGATGATTTTGAAATTATAGTTTCAAGTCATAATGATTTAAAATATCTATCTAAATATAGTCCAGATAAAATCGAAGAAAATTCTGTGATATTAAGTAAATATGGTTTACTAAAAGAACATATTAATATAGTAAATCGTTATGAACTAACTCCTGAAGGTCATTTATTTTTAGCTGATATTAAAAATGATGAAAATTGGCTAAAAATAAAAGAAATCTCTGATAAAATAGGTTTTTCTTCTCTTGATAGTATTAAAGAAATCATCTCTTATTTAAGAAAATCACTTATTAATGATTGCTTCATTACTCATATCTAGTACTTCAATATTTCCAATATTACCTATTTCAATGATTATACTCTCATTTGCTCCTCGAGGTGTGTAATCATTTTTTATTTCAACTCTCTTTAAATACAATAACTTAACTCCATTAATTTCTACATAATCTCCTTTTCCTGTCCCCTTAATAATTTTTAAATTGTTCTTATTCATTTTTTTTCTCCTTTCTATTTTTTAATGATTAGTTCTTACACAGATAGCTATAAGGGATGAACTCACTTCTTTTGAGGGGAGCAGTGAGCAAGGATCTTATAGCTATTTGTCTAAGGAGTAGCCTTAGAACTTTAAATTAATTTAAATATAAAAATATAAGAGCCTATTATACTTAAAATAGTTATACTAATAAGAAAATAATAAACTAACATCCTTGTTACAAAAATAAAAAAATCTTCAAATTTTGTAGTAGGATATCTACTATCTAAAAAATACTTGCCAAAAAAATATATATGAATGAAATTATTAAACTAAAAATTCATATTTTTATAAACATTATTCCCCCTTTTTTTATTTTATTGTAAGTTGTTAAATATCAACTTAATTTATAAAAAAATTTATATAACTGATAATATTTTATATAGTTCATCTAGAACTTTTTGATTTTCCTTTTTACATTCTTTATACAAATATTGTCTGCTTCTTCCATCTTTTTTTGCTAACAAAGTAAAAGAGATGTTCTTATCTAGCATTCTTTTTTTTAGTTCTATAAAACTTTTCATTTTTATCACCTCAGATTAATTATAATATTTAAGTTGTTATTTGTCAACTGATTATTAAAAAATAAAAGCCACTTTAATTAGTGGCTCTAATATCATAAGCTATTTATTTCATTGATTTCTTGTTGAAATTCATCTATTTTTTTACTTTCATTTTGAGATTGTTTTTTCATATTTTCTTCTATTGCTAATGTTTCTCTATATTGTTCAGCTTTTGCTGTTTTTATAAATTCTACATCAGCTCCATATTTTTTTGCAATATTTTCAATTTCTGATAATTTAACTCTAAAGAATTCTCTTCTATCATTAATTTTATTTACTCTATAATCATAAAATTCTTTATGTAAATTATTTTCTAACTCAGGAGCATTTTTAGAATAAATCATTGCATGTACATCAAAGAAAAATGGTACAGAAGCATCTCCTAATTCTCTAACTCTATCCATAGGTTCTAATCTTCTAGTCATACCTATTTTATAAACATCATTACCAAAAGATCCAATATTTGAAATAACATAAACATATCCTGATTTAGTTTGTTGAGCCATAGACTTTGCTCTCTCTTTATTCGCTTCAGCCTCTTCTAATTGTTTTTTTAGAAGTTCAATTTTCCCATTTAGCTCATCTAACTCTAATCCATGAGCTTGTTTTAATTTTTCCTCAGCTTTTTCTAATGCTTTTCTTGCTCTTTCTTCTTCTTTTTGTGCTTCTATTTGAGCTTTTTCCAATTCCTTTTGAGCCTTTTCCTCTTCTCTCATTTGTTCTCTAATCATTCTTTGTTCTTCTTTTTCTTCTTCGACTTTTTTAGCCATTTCATAATTAAGATAAAGTTCTTCTAATTTTAAATCTAAATATTCACTTGAAATAGTACAACAGTTTACTTCATTTAATTTATTTATAACTTCAAAAGCTTTATTAATTCTTTTTTCCATAGTCACAACATTATTAAATTTAACTTTAGCTATAGCAGCATCAGCTTCTCCATTAAAGGCTCTTAACATTAATTTCAAAGCATTGTTTGTCATTTTTTCACCTTTTTTTCTACTATTTCCAACTGTCCATTCCGTAGAACAAGTTGCAGCTATTTTTCTATCAATCATACTTCTCATTTCAAAATTAACTCTATCAATTTCAGTTCTATATTTTTCTGAACTATCATAAAAGTATTTAGGCTCATAAAAACTAAATTCTTGAAGCTCTTGTTTTTCTTCTAGCAAACTTATTTCTTGATTTAGTTCCTTAACTTTATCCAATATTTTTAAAGCTCTTTCTTTTTCTAAATTATTTTTTTTCTCCAATTCTTTTATTTCATTCTCTTTTTTTAGTCTTTCTAATTCTTTCTTTTTATTTTCTTGAATGATTTCATTTTCAATTTTTTTTAATTCCATATTTTTTCTTCGAATTTCTTCATTTATATCAACTATAGGTTTATATTCTCTTTCAACTTCAGAATATAGATTATTATATTTTTTATTAGATTTTATTAAAAAATATAACAGTACAAATAAAACAAGTAATAAAATAACAATAATAAAAATTACAGAATTCCCCTCCATTTAAATTTTACCCCCTCAACTTTTTAATTATTAAATAGCTTTTCTGCTCGAAACTATTTTTATAACTCTACCATTAATTTTTAAATATTCTTGTTTTTCTTCACTAATTAGGATATCATCATAATCAGTATTATCACTTTTTAAAATAACAATTCCTGTTTTTTCGTCCACAACCATTCTTTTTATAAAACTTTCATCATCATATGTAACCACATAAATTTTATTTTTTTGATACTCAACATCATTAGGATCAACCAAAGCAAACTCTCCCTCAATAATACTTGGCTCCATGCTATTACCTTCTATTTTTACAAAAAAGCACCCATCTGGGAAATCTTCATCTAAAATAGGCATCTTATATATTTCTTGCTCTAAGTTTAAATAACCATTTCCAGCACTAGCTTTTCCATATACAGGTAAATAAGCAATTTTTCTCATTGTATTCTTCATTTCAAAACTTTCTTTTTTTGTGTGTATTTCTATGTCATCATCTAAAAAGCCTACCATTTTAAATAATTCAATGATATCTAACTTTAGTGCTTTTGCTAATTTCTTTAAATAAATAGGATTAAGTTTTCTTTTCTTCCCACTCTCTATTCTTGAAAGATCTGCCTTGTCTATATCTGTTTTCATTAGCATTTGATTAGTACTATACCCTAATTCTTCCCTTCTATTTTTTAAAAAAATCCCAATTTCTACTGCTTTTTCTTCTGATAATTCATAATCTCTTTCTTTCATAGAAAAAACTCCTTTTTTCTTATATTCTATAACTTTTGTTGACAATTGACAACCAAAATATAAAAATTTTTTAAAAATCAGTTGACAATTGACAACTATTATATTATAATAAGCATATAGAAAAGAAAACATAAATTTTTTTAAAGATTAAGTTGATAAATGTCAACTAATAAGGAGGATCTAATATGAAATTATCAGAAGCATTAAAAAAACTAGATCAAGAAGCATTTAACATAAACTACAACATAAATAAATCTCACTGGGAACTTGTAATATTCAATCAAGATTTTGACATCTTAGAAGAATATGAAAGCAAATATTTAAAAGATTTATTAGAAAGCTATTTAAAAGAAACAGTTGAATTTAATCATTCTAATGAACCTTACATGATAGAAGATAGAAATAGAAAAGTTAAAATCAACTTTGGAAATACAGAAGATGAAGAAAATATATTTGAAATCATATTAGATCCTTGTTTCAGCAATTTAAATACTGAATTAAAAGATTTAAAAGACTTAGTAAAAAGATTAGAAAACATAAATCAAGGATTTAGTGATTTAGAAATGTCAGCATCTGAAAGATTATACCCAGCGAGAGCATATTTATAGGAGGAGAGAAAAATGGCATACATAGACAAAATAATAGGAGAGAAAATAATTGAAAAAATGTATAAAACAGTGAAAGAGTCAATAAAAAACACTGATAAATTAATAGAGGAAAATGACCTATCAGGGTATAACACTTCTTTTTTAAGAGGAGTGAAAAAAGGTGAGATTAATTTAATGAAAACTTTTATTAGAGACATAAGAGAATTGGAGGGAGAATAAAATGAAAGATTTATATTTTTTAGATGGGACTGTAAGAACAATATTTGGATTAGTAGAACTTAAAGGAAGAGCACAAATGGACTTTTTAGGAATAGATTATGAATACTTCTGTGATAGAAAGTTAGCTAAAAGCTGGTATGAAAAAACTAAAACTGAACTTGAAGCTAGTGAACATCCAATGAAAGAAAAAGCATTAAAAATGTTAAACCAATCATATAAAATGATGATTGCATAAGGGAGGATAAAATGGAAAACTTGTTAGATGAATTAAAAAACATAGTAGAAAAAAATAATAACCTTGAAATTATATATGAAATAGATTTTTCAAGCAGGAATAAAGGATGGGGAATAGATATATGGTGTCCTTATATTGAGGATTATATTTTTAGTGATTGTAGTAAGCATTTTAAAGACTTGCTAGAAAATGCAATAAAAGAATTGAAAACATTTATAAAAGACTTTAAATGGGAGGAATAAAAATGAATTGTAAAGTTGTTCAAAAATATTGGTACAGAACAGAATTAAAAGGACTTAATGAAAAAAGAATTTTAGACATAATAAAATTATTAGAACTTTGGGAGGCTAAGGATGAAAAAGAAATTAAGAGAGCTTAGAAAAAAAAGAGTCCTTGTAAGACACTATAAAGGAGGATTTTCAATAAGTGTAAAAGAAAAAGGATTAACTTCTGTTTTTAAAAGAAATGGTGAATATGTAAAATTAAAGACAAGTTATATGGGAAAATATAGAAATGTAAATAGATTAAAACATTATTTAAGTATTGTATTAAAGGCTAAATCAAAGAAAAGAGCTGGTAAAAATGTTATATAATGAAGATTTCAAAAAAGCAAGTTTTTGGCAAATAGTGAAATTTAAAATTATATGGATACTTAAAATCTTATGGCTATGTGTAAACAAGCCATTTGATTTACTTTTTGATTTGATATAGGGAGGAGAAAATGAACTTAAATTTTAGAACATTAAAAGCAAGTGAAATAGATGTAAAACCACAAACAGTAAAGGAAAATGGATTTAGTTTGCTGTTATATAAAAATGCTAGGGTTGATATGGATGTCTTAGACGAAACAATAGGTGCTATGAATTGGCAAAGAAAACATAGCAGAGAAAATGCAAATTGTATTGTATCTATTTATGATGAAGATAAAAAAATATGGGTAGAAAAAGAAGATACAGGAACTGAAAGTTTTACAGAAAAGGAAAAAGGTCTTGCATCGGATAGTTTTAAAAGAGCATGTTTTAACTGGGGAATAGGTAGAGAACTTTATACATCACCATTTATTTGGATAAGTGATAGTAAATATATAAAAAAAAATAAAGAAGGAAAATTAACATTAACAGATAAATTCTCAGTTAAAGAAATAACTGTTGTAGATAAAGTTATAACTGAACTTGAAATTATAGATAGTAAAGGAGTTGTAGTTTTTTCTTCTAAAGTAAAAAAAGCTAAAAAAGATGATTCTGAAAGAAAAAAGAAAGCTATTGAAGAAATAACTAAACTTGCTAATACAGAAGATCTATATAATGAAATTTTAGATATTACAGCTAAATTTAATAAGAATAGTTTATTAGATTGTGATTTAGAAGAACTTAAAAAAATATATACAGAATTAAAAAAGAAAATAAAGGAGTAAAGATATGAATTTAGTCGTTTTAAAAGGTAGATTAGCAAGAGATATTAATTTACATTTTAGCAATAAAGGAACAGCTTATACAAATTTTACTGTCGCAGTAAACAGATATAGTAAAGATAATAATGCTAGTGCAGATTTTATATACTGTACAGCATTTGGAAAGACAGCACAATTTATAGCTGAATACTTTAGAAAAGGACAAGAGATTTTGTTAAGAGGGAATATAAAAACAGAAACTTTAGAAAAAGAAGGATCTAAAGTTTATAAACAAAGTGTGTTTGTTGAAAATGTTGAATTTGTAGGAAGTAAAAAAGAAAATACAGAAACTAAGGAAGAAGAAACTCAAACACAAGATAATGAGGAATTTCCTTGGTAAATAAATAGATAGGAGTAAATAAAATGGATAAGCTAGGTTATTCAAGAGAAACACAAAAATTAATATATGCAATTATGAATGATATCTCTAATTCATTCACAGGTCAAGATGCTGGGAAAAAAGCTTATAGTTTAGACTTGGAAGAAACTAAGAAACAATTAAAACAAAGATTTTTAGAAGTCTATGATATGCAACCTCTAAAATCTCCAATTACATTTTTTTCTAAATATTTGGAAAAGAATAAAGATAAAACTGTTGGAGAGATAGAAAAAGAGTTAAAAGAAACTTTTATAAAATCTTTACAAAGTACTTTAATTGAAAATAAAACTTTCAGCTTAGCACTAAATACTTTAACTCAACATCAAGCAAATGACTTGGTAAAGTGGTTGCTAGAAACTTGTATATATTATGATGTTCCATTAAAAATGGATATTGAAAACCTAGCAGACCAATATGATAAAGCTTATCATTATGTATGTTTAAAAAATAAATTTTGTTGTATTTGTGGGAAATCTGATGGAGTTTTACATCATTATGATAATGTGGCTCGTATTGGTGGATATAAATTTGATGATGGAAGAGTTTTAAGAGTAATGTGTCTATGTGGTGAGCATCACAATGAAGTACATGCAATCGGTACAAAAGACTTTACAAATAAATATCATGTTGTTGGGATCCATTTAGATGATAGGCAAATAAGAGAATTAAAAAAGATTCACAGAGGACACTTTCAAGCATTTAAGGAGGAGGAATTATGAGTAAAACAAAACAGCAAAAGTTATTTGAAGAAAACTTTAAAATGAATAGAGATAATAATTGTTTTTATAGTGAATTTAATAGTGAAACTTTACTAGTAACTAAAATTTGGGATTTTAACAGAAGTATTTTATCACAATGGGCAGATGTTGATTTACTTATAGGGATAAACAAAAATACAACTAATATGAAAATGAAAAAAGGACTAACAACAATAGCTAAAAATTTAAGAGAAATAGCTGAAAAATTAGAAAATGCTACTAAAAAAGAATTTATAGACATTCAGGAAATGGAGTAAGTTAAGAAATATACGACTGTTTCAATTTTGGAAACAGTCGTAAAAATCTAAAGTTAAACACTTTACTGACGTCGGGAAGATGTTCAAAGTATAGAAAATAGGAGGATAATATGGAAAAAGAAAAGGTATTAGAGATAGAATTTAAAGAAGTTTGGGATGATAAATGGGCTTGGAAAATTACAAAAAACAATTTAGATTTTAAAAATACTGGAGGAGAAATTGTATCAGAAGATATAAAAATAATTTGGTCATACAGAGAATCTTTATACTTATTCAACAATTGGTTAGCTGAATGGGAAATATTAGATAATTGGAGTTTAGTTAATTCTAATCAAAAAACAGAGATAGAAAAATTTGTTAAATACATAAACTCTACTTATGGAATACCTAAGAGATGGAGAGCTAAAATTGGTGATTGTTATTGTTCTATTTCTCAAAGAAACCTTGTATTTCGTTCCAAAGAAGAAGAAAGAATGCTAGATACTGATTTATACAATTTAGGAAACTACTTCAAAACAGAAGAAGAAGCCGAGAGAGTTATACTTGAATTAGACAAGTTCTGGGCTAAGGTAAGAGCAGGAGAGATTGGAGAATGAGAACAGAGGCTGAAATAAGAGATAAATTAAAAGAGTATGAAGAAAACATTAAATTTTTAGAAACTTCTTTTTTAAAAAATAAGATAATTATCCAAGAGTTAAAAAGAGAAGCAGTCATTTTAAAATGGGTTTTAGGAGAAATTAAAAAAATTTAATTAGGAGGAGAAAATGTGGGTATGTAAGGAATGTGGAGAAAAAATACAAGGATATTATATTGGATATGTTGACATAGATAAAAAAGGATGTGCAATAGACGGAACACAAGAGGAAGAGGAGCTTATAAGATACACTTGTGCTTGTTGTAGAATTATAAAATTTGGTGATATAAAAGAGCTTAAAAGAGTAGCTGATTGGGTAGATGATGAAGATGTGGAGATGTAAATTTTGTGGAGGAACTGAATTTATAGAAAGAGTTGTAGGAGGATATGAAAAATATGGTGGATATGCTAAAGATGGGTATCCTTTAGGATTAGAAAAAAGTGATTATGAAACAAATGTAGAATGTGAAAAATGTGGTAATTATGGAGATGATATTAAAAGTGGGAGGATAACTATAATGGAAAATAAAATAGATAATGTAAACAAACCAAGCCACTATCAATTAGAATGTGGTGTTGAAAGTATTGAGATAATTAAAAGAGTTTTGGGATTAAAAGGCTTTGTAGCTTTCTGCTTAGGGAATGTACTTAAATATTTAATTAGAGCAGAAAAGAAAAACGGTAAGGAAGATTATAAGAAAGCAGCAAAATACTTGGAATGGGTAATAGAAAACTATTATATAGAAGATGAGTTTGTTGAATATGGAATTTATGCAATAGAAGAAGAATTTAACATTAAATGGAATGAAATAATTTCTGAAATAGCTAAGGATTTAAAAATTAAAGAAGCTTTTAAATTAGATGCTATATTTAGAGATGTATTATCAGAAAATTATGAAACAGCTAAAAAAATTTTAGATAATTTTATTAAAGAATACGAGGTGGCTTAGATGTGGGGCTATGAAAATGACAATGAATTCTATGAATATGCAATAACTAAAGTTCTAGAACATAAATCTGATGAGTTAGAACAAAAAGAATTTAATAAACTAAAAAATATGATAGATAAAAAAGAAACTTATATATTTAAAAAAAAACTCCAAGAAATATCTGAAGCCAAAAAAAGAGTTATAAAAAAATTTCTGAACTATGAAAAACTAGATGATAGAGATTACAGCTTAATCAAAACAAATATAGATTTCTTTGATTTTAAGTTTAAAAAAGTAAGGGAGGCAGTTATATGATAAAAGCTAAGCCTCGTAAGAAAAATATAGTAAAAGTTAATGAGAAGCAAGAAATTAAAATTACAAGACAACCAACAAATGAACAATTGGAAGAATCTAAACTTGCTTTTACACTACTAAACATATCTTTAATTTGCAAAAACCATAAGGATATTTGGGATAAAGAATTAAGAGAAAATGATGGTATTATACCATTTTCTAGATATATGGAAATTTGTAAAAGTAGAGTTTTAGCGGATAGATTATTTAATGAAAACTTTGAAACTGAGAATGAGGCCGAAAATGTGGAAACTAATTTTTTCTACAATAATCTACTAAAAAAATCTATTGAAAAAGCTATAACTGGCTGTGGAGAAAAGCCACTCGTAACAATAGATGATAAACTTCAAAAGTTACCAAATGGCTTTGTTGGAACATTGGGATCCTGGGAAAGAATGGTAAAAGATTTATTTAGATTGAAAAAGGTTGTTAAAACTTTAAATATAGAAAAAGAAGTAAATAGACTTATAGATATGTCTAACAAATATTTTTATTGGGTACACAGTGAAATAACTTTTAATGATGTACTATGAGAAAAGGAGTAAAAATGATTGATATAGATGAAAGATATAAAAAAGATTGGGAATTCTTAAAGGATAATTTTTCAAAAGAAATGGAATATTATGATAAAAATATAGGTACAAAAGAAAATTTTAACAAAATTATAGAAGAAGTTAAAAAAGTGAAAAATTTTAGAGTAGTTTTAGATAATTTTTATTCAGACGAAGATAAAATATTAGGCTTAACTCATTTTGTTACTGATTCAGCTGAAATAAGTTTTTGTTTCTATGATTTTTATGGGATTGATGGAAGAGTAAATATGAGCAACTATTTAAAAGGAATTAATTATAATCTCGATTTATGGGTAACTTATGATACCATACCATTTGATGAATTGGAAGCTGCTTATAAGGATATAAAAAAGATTAAAAAGATAATAGATAAAGTTATAGGAGTTGATAAAAATGAATGAAATTGTAACTATAAACAATGTAAGAGGATATATAGATGAAAAAGGTACTGCTTGGCTAAATCTTGAAGATGTTGCAAGAGGTTTAGGATTTACTCAAATTAAGAATAAAAAGGAATATATAAGATGGGAAACAGTAATTTCCTATTGCAATGAGTTTTCCCAACAAGTTGGGAAAGAAAGTTTTATTCCTGAAAATGTTTTTTATAAACTTTGTATGAAGGCAAATAATGAAGTAGCAAGAACATTTCAAGATTTAGTTTGTGATGAAATATTACCTAATATCAGAAAAAATGGTGGATATATAATTACTCAAGAAAATGATACTCCAGAAATGATAATGGCTAGAGCAGTTTTAGTAGCTGAAAAAACAATCAATGAACAAAAAGAAAAAATTAAAATTTTAGCAGAAGAAAATAAAACTCAAAAACAAATGATAACTGAGTTAAAGCCAGCTAAAGAATATTTAGATAAAATTTTATCTACTGAGGATACAATGGCAATAACACAGATTGCAGCAGATTATGGAATATCAGGAATTAGATTAAATAAAATATTACATGATGAAAGATTTATAAGAAATGTTAATGGTCAATGGCTTCTTTATTCTGAACATATGAATAAAGGCTATACTAAATCTGAAACAACTCCAGTTAAAACGAAAGATGGAAGAGATAAAACAGTTGTTCTAACAAAATGGACTCAAAAAGGTAGGTTGAAAATACATAATATTTTAACTAATCTAGGATTTTTAGCTAATATGGACAAAGAAAAGAAAATTTCTTGAAGCTAGTATGTAAATATTTTTTGAATTTTTTAAATGAGGTGATAGAATGGAAATACCAAAAGACAAAATATTAATAAACCCACAAGAAGTTATGGCATTAACTGGGCTAGAATATGACTGTGCTTGTAAGATTATAAGAGAACTTAATGAAGAATTAAAAGCAAAAGGATATAGAACCATAAGAGGAAAAATCTTAAAAGACTATTTATTTGAAAGGCTTGGTGGTAATTATGCCAGCATATAAAGATGATAAAACAGGGAAGTGGGAAGCCCTGTTTTATTATACAGATTACAAAAATGAAAGGAGAAAGAAACACAGGAGAGGTTTTAACACTAAAAAGGAAGCTCTTGAATTTGAAAGAGAATTTTTAGCACAAAGCCAATTTTCTATTGAAATGACATTTAAATCTTTATATTCACTTTATCATAATGACATGGAAAGTAGAATTAAAAAAACTACTATGGAGACAAAGGAATATATAGTTAAAAAAAGGATACTTCCATTCTTTGAAAATATGAAAGTTAAAGAAATAAAACCAATTCATATTAGAAAATGGCAGTCTGATTTACTTAAAACAGACTATTCAAAAACATATTTAAAATCTATTTATAATCAATTAACAGCTATATTTAATTATGCAGTAAGATTTCATAATCTCGATAAAAATCCTTGTCATGTTGCTGGAAGTATAGGAAAAAAAGATGCTGATGAAATGCAGATATTAACTTTACAAGAATTTAATAAAATGATAGACTATGTTACAGATAAAGAAAATAAATTTTTCTATATAGTTTTATTTTGGACAGGAATGAGAAAAGGGGAACTTTTAGCGCTGACTTATGAAGATGTAGACTTTGAAAATAAAACAATCTCAATAAATAAAAATTTTCAAATTGTAAGGGGCGAAAAAGTAATAACTGATCCAAAGACTCCAAAAAGTAAAAGAGTTATAGCTGTAAATGATATAGTTTTAAATTGTATAAAAGAAATGTGGGATACAACCTATAAACCTAATAAAACAGATACTATCTTTTATGTATCCAAATATTCTTTAAAAAGACAGTTAGATACAGCTTGTAAAAGAGCTAAAGTTCCTCAGATAAGAATTCATGATTTGAGGCATAGTCATGCAAGTTATTTATTATCTAATGGAATTAATATTGTGATTCTTAGTAGAAGGTTAGGACATGAAAAAGTACAAACAACTTTAAATATTTATTGCCATATTTGTCCTAGTTCAGAAGATAGATTAAATGATGTCTTGAATGGTTAGAATGGTTCTAATTTGGTTCTAAAAAAATATAAAGACAAAATTTTTGATTATTTTTTTTAAACTGAATAAAGTAAAAACAAAAGAAAACAAGGTATTAAAAAACTTATAAAATAGAGTGGGAATAAAACAAGCTGAATAATAATATAAGGGGAGATATTATGAATAAAACTATTGAAATTGCAGGTTTTATTCCAGCAAGTGCAGCAGATGGTCCAGGTATACGGAGTGTCCTTTTTCTACAAGGATGTTCTCATTTTTGTCCTAATTGTCATAATGCATCTTTTCAAGAACATGGACAGGGGATTCTATATCCAATTGACAAATTAGTAAATTATATTGTTACCCATTGCAAAACACGAAAACTTACTATCTCTGGTGGAGAGCCAATGGAACAATTAGAACAATTAAATGAACTCATACACTTGTTAGTAGAAAAAGACTTTAATCTTTGTCTCTATACAAGCTATGAATTTCAAATGGTACCTGACTTTATTTTAAAACAAATTCATTATTTAAAGACAGGTCCATTTTTACGTGAATATATTAATCCCCCTAAACCTTTTGTAGGTTCCAATAATCAAAAATTTTATCACATATTAAGAAAGGATGGGGAAATATGTCTGTTAGAGATTTAGCTAATTGTATAGATTCAGCTATTACCCAGATAATCCTTTTAGGAGTGGAAGCAAAAAAAGAAAATTTATCTACTACTATTCCTAAAAAATTATTAGATTTACATCAAACTTGTCGTTTCCATATTCATGATATGGAGTTTTATGATAGTGCTTACAACTGCATTGGTTTAAAACCTTCAGAACTAATTAAAGAAAAACCTTTAAGTTTTTCAGCGGCCTGTAGAGAACTTTTTAGAGGTATTATAGCACTTACAAATCAACAATCTGGTGGTATAGGACTAATTGATTTTGATGAAGACATGAGTCAATTTATAAGACAAGAAACAAATGAAGAACTTGAAAATGAGTTATATGAACTCTTTATGGATTTAAATACATATGTTAGAAAAGGAAGTGAGAGAGCATATGTAACTTTTAACTTTGGTTTATCTACTTCAACAAAAGGAAGACAGATTATAAAATCTATTTTAAATGCTTTCTCTAAGAAACAATTTATTTTTCCTAATTTAGTATGGAAAGTAAAAACAGGTATTAACCGTTATAAGAGCGATCCAAACTATGACCTTTTTTTACTTTCATGTGATGTGACTAGTAAATGTATGAATCCAACTTATTTTAATACTGATGCTAGCTTTAATAAAAATATAAATGCTAGTGAAATTGGTATTATGGGATGCAGGACTCGTGTTGTTGCAAATCATTTTGGAACATCTTCATCTCTAAATCGTGGAAATATTGCTGCAATAACTATTAACTTAGTACAGATTGCATTTGAAGCAAAAGGAAACCAGGATACTTTTAATAATTTATTAAGAGAAACAACTGATAATGCTGCTGAATTACTTTTACATCGTTTTAAAATGTTGATAAAAAATGGTGATTTTCAACATTTAAAAGAAAATAACTTGTATATAGGTTCTGAGCTAAATGATTCAGAAAAAATGTTAAAAAATGGTACTCTTTCTATAGGTTTTATTGGTCTTTGGGATTCATTAGCTATAATTTACGGTGTCGAAGAGTGGACTATAGAAAAATTAGACTTCTACTATCCTAAAGCCTTAGAGATTATTCAAAGTATGCGTTATCATATAGATGATTATGCTAAGAAAACAAATTTAAATTTTTCTTTATTAGCTTCTTCAGCAGAAGGTGTCTCTGGTCGTTTTCCAAAATATGATGAAAAATGTTACAACAGTAACTCTCATATTTTTGATAAAGGACATTATACTAATTCTTTTCATATACCTGTACAAACAAATTTAAGTTGTTTTAAGAAATTAGATTTAGAAGGCCCTTTTCATAAACTTTGCAATGGTGGTCATATTTCTTATATAGAGTTATCAGAAATCCCATTTGGTAATAAAGAAGCTATTTTGGATTTAGTAAATTATGCTTGTGATTCTGATGTAGGGTATTTCGGAGTAAATTTCCCATTAGATATCTGTAAAGACTGTGGAAAAAAAGGAAATTTTGAAGAGCATTGTATCTGTGGAAGTTCTAATATTCTTCGTCTTCGTAGAGTTTCTGGATATTTATCTGATGTAAATACATTTACTGTTGGAAAATTTAATGAACTCCAGCTTAGAAGTGCTCATGTTTCAAAAATATAA